AGACCAACCATTCGGTGCATAGTCAACATCAACACTAGTCAGAACACATGTTGAAATTGCAGGTAAATTTACATTTTCATGTCCATTATAATAAAACTCAATATCAAACTCTGACGGAGGAACTAAAAAATAACCACCAGTGCCTGGTGCTATTTCTGGTGCTTGATGAAATTGGAATAGTTGAATAATTTTTTGAACTGCAAATGCTTCTTTTTGTGATTCTGGATAGAACATAAAATCAAATCTAAAAGTTCTAAGTCCTGGTGATGTGTATATAACCTCAATTAGAGGGTTAGTCACCATACCTTGTCCTGCCACAGCAATTGCTTTCCCTAAATTACCTAACTTATCACCCAACCCACTGATAATAAAAGGTGACAAGTTCTCCCCTAGACTTTCACCCAATGCCTTAAAATTTCCACCTCCATTTTGGTTGAATGCTCTAATAGAATCAGCAACTCCCTTACCACCAGCAAACAAAGCAGTCAGAAGATTATTACCCAATTCCAAATCTGCATAACCTTGTTGTTGAATAAAGTTCAACGTATCTGGCATGTAAAGTGCAATAGTTTCTGATGTTTTGGTAACGGTTCTAAGAAATTCTGGTCTAGTGGCATCCTGAACAACTTGAGGAATTTTATTTGCTACATTACCTAAAAGTCCTCCAGTAAAATCAAAACCATTACTGATAATACCCCCAAGACCACCACTTGAAGTTTCACCTGAAGTATTAGGATCACTGGTACCAGCAACACTCCTAGCTATACCAGAAGCATAATCATAGACTCCTTTTGCAGCATCTACAACTAAGTCAGCACTCTGCCTAATTCCGTCAACATATCCATTTTGACCACTTTTTTGAGTTTCATTTACATATGCAATATTGCTGCCTTCACCAGTAGCTTTACCTGTTGTATATTGTGATTTTCTTTGTTCAAGAATATGAAACACTATGTAATGACTTCTACCTTGACCTGCTGCACCCAAATCAAGAGGATATTTTGTAATGTTATAATCAAATTTTTGATCTTGCAACAATTTCGATAAAGAATTTGTTGTTCCAGAGTTTGTGTCTTTTATACCAAATGGAATATTTCTGGTTGCCATATATAGTTTCTTAAAGTGAAAGTTTATAACCTGAGAGTATTTATGTCATATAAAGGAAAGTTTTATCCCCAAAATCCACTAAAGTATAGGGGCAACCCATCCAACATCATCTACCGTTCCTCATGGGAGCTGCGAGTCATGAAGTATTTGGATGATAACCCCTCCGTTATCTGGTGGGCATCGGAAGAACTACCCATACCCTATTACAGTCCTGTGGATAAGAAGAAGCATCGATACTTCCCTGATTTTATTTCTCAAATGAAACTAAAGGATGGTAAGGTAATGACTTACATCATTGAAGTCAAACCTGACCGAGAAACAAGACCCCCCACACAGAAGAAGAAGACCAAACGGTTCATTCAGGAATCTATTACCTATGTCATCAATGAATGCAAGTGGAAAGCAGCAACCGAGTTCTGTAAAGACCACGGTTGGGAGTTCAAGATACTCACCGAGAAAGACTTGGGCATTTGAGATAAATAGGTCATGGCGAAAACACTTTTAGATAGAATCAAATCATCACTGGAAAAACAGGGCATAGAACCACGCACTGTTCAGTCAAGGGATTGGTTGAAAAACAAAATCAGAGAGCTCAAACCAACTCAGTCTGCACTAATGTCTGATAGGAAGAGACTCAAGGATTCGTCCATAATTGGAAAGATGTATTTCTATTTTTATGATCCGAAGACGAAAGATTCGATGCCATACTACGATAGGTTCCCATTGGTTATTCCAATAGAACGATACAAGGATGGATTTTTAGGGTTGAACTTGCATTATATACACCCAAGGCGTCGAATTACTCTATTGGACAAACTTAGTGAAATAGCATCTAATAAAAACTATGATGTAAATACCAAACTGCGAATCAGTTATGGTTATCTGGCAGCATCATCAAAAGCATTTGAAGCAACACCATGTATCAAACGATATTTGTTCAGTCATGTACAATCTCGTTTCTTAGAAATACATGCAGATGAATGGGATATAGCAGTTATGCTGCCTATGGAATCTTTTGTGGGAGCATCAACAAGTAAAGTATTTGCAGACTCAGAGGACAAATTTTAATGTCATTACAAAATTTTATTTCAAACCTTAACACTAAAGGTGGATTTTCCAAGAACAATCGTTTTTCGGTTCAAATCAATTTACCAGAAGCAATAGGTGTAGATTATAATTCAAGAGATTTGAGATTATTGTGTGAGTCAACTGAACTTCCAGGTAAAACATTAAATACAACAGATGTTAAAGTTTACGGTCCAACTTATAAGATTCCCTATCAGAAACAATACGCAGAAATAAATTTTAATTTTCTATGCACTAATGAAGGAAATGAAAGACTAATATTTGATAAGTGGATAGAATATATTATGCCAAATCAAACAAATAATATGAGGTTTCCAAGAGGCACTGATGGGTTAAGTGGATATCTAACAGAAATTAACATCAAACAATATAATGATGTTGTGAACTATGGTGGAGAAACTCCAGAAGAACGAATAACATCAGATGACGTTGGAGATTTAATACGAGAAATTCAATTACAAGATGCATTTCCACTTGGATACTCAGCACAACCATTGAATTGGGGTGATGATGGATTTTTACGGTTGACAGTTCAGTTCTGTTATCGTCGTTTTATTGAATATTAATATTTAATGGAGTTATACTATGTTACCAAAACTTGATGTACCAATATATGATTTGACTTTACCTTTATCAAAAAAGAAGATTCAAATTAGACCTTTTCTGGTCAAAGAAGAAAAAATATTCTTGATGGCAGCAGAAGCAGATGATGAAGATTCTATTCTGTCTGCGGTCAAACAGATTGTAAATAATTGTTGCTTGACAGAGAGTGTTGATATTGAATCACTACCTATTTCTGATTTAGAATATATTTTCTTCAATCTACGTGCTAGGTCAATTAGTGAAGTGGTAGAACTGAAATACAAATGTAACAATAAGATTCATGTTGGTGAAGAAGAAAAAACATGTGGTAACTTAGTTGAATTTGAAGTCAATATACTAGACATCAAACCAGAAATACCTGAGAACCACACTAACAAAATAGAATTGACTCCAACAATGGGAGTTGTTATGAAGTATCCTAATTTCAAGATGCTTGATAAAATTTCTTCTACATCCGAGTCGGAAATATTGATGGAAACTACTTTGGGATGTATTGATTACATTTACGATGAAGAAGAAATACATTATGCCAAAGATGTAACTAAAAAAGAACTAACTGATTTTCTTGAAAGCATGAGTCGTTCTCAGTTTTTGAAGTTGCAAGAATTTTTTGAAACAATACCTAAGATATCAAAAGAAATAGAATTCAAATGTAACAAATGTGGGTATGAAGAAAAAATGGTCTTGGAGGGAATCCAAAATTTTTTCGACTAATCCTTCGGCATGATAATTTGCAAAATTACTTTGAGACAAATTTTGCACTGATGCAACATCACAAATACAGTATTAGTGATTTGGATAATATGATGCCGTGGGAAAAATCAGTATATGTTAATATGCTCATTAGACACATTGAACAAGAAAACGAAAAAATAAAACTACAACAAAGATAAGATATGGCAACTTTTACAGACATCGTTAGAAAACAAAGAAAATCTGGTGCAGGTATAGGAAGTTCACTAGCAACTGCATTTAGTGAACGTGCTAAAGAACGCCTTGACCCACGAAACTATTTGTTCAATAAAAAAGGTCTTCTAACTGCTTTGATGCCAGGATTGAAAGGATATCAAGCAGGTGGCAAGAGTGCTGAAAAACTAAAGGGTGGTGGTGAGTCTGGAGGATTGAGTGCTGGTGCAGAATCAATTCTAAACACCATGGCTGATCGTTTAGGTCAACTGAAAACACAGTTTAGAATGGTAGCAAAGAATTCACTGGTATTACCACAGATGGCACGTGATGCAAATATCACTAGACAGAACATACAAAAACTTGTCAAGTTACAAGGTGGTGAAGCATCCAACAAAGCAGATATGTTTTTCAAACGTGCTGGTGAAAGAGAATCTCAATACGAGAATTCTATGAAAGAAGGAAAACCCACTCCAGCAAAAGAAGAGGGAAAAAAAGGAGATGAGAAGGAAGGTTTTCTAAAGAAAATATTCAAGTTTATAATGCCAATCGTGAGTCTATTAGTCAATGCTGTAAAATCAGTAGCAGCAAGTATAGTGAAAGCCATCAAAGGTATTGTAGAATTCATTACCAACATTCCCAAAGTTACTGAAGGTTTACTTTCATTGGCTAGATTTCTTGCGCCTGGTGGTGCTCTACTCTTAGGATTGTCTGCATTGGGTGCAGCAATTTGGAGTATAGACAAATTGCTGGATATGGATATAGATCGAGCAAGAAAGGATGCAGAAGATAAAGCAAGAAAAGAAGGTAAATCTGAAAGTGAAATAAAAAGAGCTGGTGATGAAGCAGTAGAAAGAGCAAAGAAATTTCAAAGTGATGTACTGTTAGGTGCGGGTGATGAATCTGCTTTGGGTGCTGCTATCATGAATGAAACTGGTGATCCAGAACCCACTAGAATTACAAGTCCAAAACAAGCAGGGTTCTACTCACCAGTAAATCAAAAAGCAATTGCTCGTTCAGAAGTAAAACAGTTCTTAGGTAAAAGTTCTGCCGATTACATTTCTTCTAAAGAAGGATTTAGTGCCAAAGCATACTTAGACCCACCAAACAATACGAAGAATCAATATTCAATCGGACATGGACACGTAATTCAACCACACGAAATTTCACAAGGTTATATACAACTTGCTGATAATAAAAAGGTTCAAGTCAAAGGTTCTGGTGGAAAAGATACAACAATCACTAAAGATGAAGCAAAACTTTTGCTCCAGAGTGATTTACCGAAATATGAAAAACTTGCTGCTGATCCTTTAGGTCCAGAAGCATGGGGTAAATTGAATCAGGATCAAAAAACTGCATTAATATCTTACGCATATAATACTGGTAGTACACAATCTTTGGTTAATGCGGGTCTAAAAGATGCTATCATGAAAGGTGAGTCTGCTAGA